ATTGATTCTGTATACAATTCCATTTTCAACTGTTGTTTCTTTAGGTTCTATATTCAAGAGTTGTGCCCCTGTTGTTGTAACCTGCTTACTCATGCCATAAATATTAAACTCTGTTAGCACATCATCAAAACTACCTAGTTTTGGGTTGCTCAATATCAATCTTGTTCCTTCTTCTGTTTTCATAACATATCTGTCAGCTAACCCAAGACTACCATAAATTTTGTTATTTTGTTCTAACATTATCATATCATTTCTACCATAAATTTGTTGCTCTGATTGCTTCTTTATAGACATAATGCTTCACCTGCCTTTTTAAAAATCAACACTTGCAACCTCAACGAGCCCACCTTCTACCGCTGTAATCTTAACAATGTTTGTTGCTTCTGCCATTCCTGTTGCTTTATCTTCCACATTGTTAAATACACGCTCCCAACTTCCTGCACCAATTACGCTGTAAGAATCATTATCTCCAAGCTTTACTGTGATTTGATTGCTTGTAAAATTCTTTACCAAAAACTATGAACGCTTTAACTTCATTTCAAATAATGTTTGTTTCCCTGCTGTTAAATTTAACTGTTTTACATCTTTCATTTGCTTATTCTCCTTTCTCCACTAAACACTGTACGACCTTTACTTTGTTTTGTTTCCTTTGTTTCAATTACTTCTGTTTTGTTTATACATGATTTGTATTTAGGCTTTCTATCCTCCAAGATTGATACTGCTAATTCCATACCATTATACAGACCTACCATGTAATTATCTTCTAAATTATTTTCCTGTACATTTTTTAATGTTTTAATCTGTTCTAATTTTTTGTTTGCATTTTTTAACATTTTAGAATACCTCTCTAACTTCATATTTGCCATTTTAAGCGGTTTTAATCATTCACCCTTATACTTTATCATCCTGCCTTGCTATTCGTCTTTATTTCCTTTATATCGGCTACTGTATATGTATCTAACGCATACCATAGAGCAGAAAATGTATGTGGGTCAATATTAAATTCATCATAAACAGCATTTCCTTTTGAATCCTTTGCATAGGTTAAATCCTTTAATTCCCTTATTGTGTTTTTGCATTTTGGTGAACATACTATTTTGTTGAAGCGTTTTATCTTCTTTGTATTTGCTAACCTACTTCCGATATACTTTTTACATCCATACATGTTAAAACCTTGCTGTCTGTAATACTGGATTGTTTTAGGTTCAGCACTATCAGCACATATTGGTTTGTTACATCTTTCTGCACGTTCCATTGTTTTATTTACAGAATCAAGATTGCTGAATTTATCGTCTGTTATTTTGTTCCTATATACTTCATCATAGATATACAAGATTTTGTTTGCATCATCAACACAACAACTTATAAGTGCATTGTATGATGTTTCAAATCCAAAATCCAAACCAAAGAAATGATACTGTGATGTAATACTGTTTACTGCATTTACAAACTGTTTTGAATTTCTTGCAATTTCAAACTGTGGTAAAACTCTTGTTCCATTAGCACCAAAACGTCCCCACCTTGCTACTACCCATAAACGAGGGTCAGACATTTTTAATTTATCCAATCTTTCAATATATGCTTTTGGTAAAAATGGGTTATCTGTCGGTACACTATGATGGTAGTATGTTCCATTTATGACCAATGTCCCTGCTCTGTAAAATCTATTTTCATCACAAATAACTGTTGTTTCTCCGTTTTCTTCCAAATGTGTAAAGAAAGTATTGTAAACCCAGTTTTCTACCTACTGGATTACAAGACAGAAACGTGTATAATGTTTTGTTTGGTGTTCTGATACGTCCTAATAGTTCTGTATAGGCATCATATCTTACTTCGGAACACTCTTCAATCCAAACCATTGAAACTCCATGAATTGACTTTAATTTCTCTGGATTATCAACACCTCTAAATATGATTTTTGAACCGTTTGGAAATCTTATCTCCATTGGTGAACTAACTGCTATTACTTTTCCGTCTATTGCTTTTGTTTTATTCGTTGTTGTATCGGAAAGCATGTTCATTGTTTCAAGTATATCTTTAAACAGCGCAAAACAGGAATCTTTGATTGTTTCCTTTACCTGTCTTACAACCAATGCTGTTCGCTTTTCTTCCAATAGTTTTAAAATAAACTTTAATGCAATATGGTAACTCTTTCCACTTCCATACCCACCTATAAGCAAATACTCTGTATAATCCCAGTCTGTTAAAAAAGATGCAAAACGCTCAGATACTTTAATATCTGCTTGCATTTTTGTTTACCTCACTTTGTTTTTATAATGCCACAAAAGACAGATACACAATTTATGTACCTGCCCTTTGTTTCTTTTATTATACCATATTTGCTTTATGTTTGTCAATGCCTAAAATCCAAAAATTGAATCAATGATACTGCTGAAACTTTCAAACGCTTCAAGTTCTCCATTCTCTTTTAATTCTTTAAGCATTCTGTTCTGCTGTTCTTTTACTGCTCCATTTATTGCAATGTCTGCATACTTGTATAATCTGTTGATTTCTTTTTCTGTGTTTGTTGCAGTTCCTTCTTTTACTTTCTGTTTTAACTTAGCCTGTTCATATGCATACACTGTTGTCAATGTTGTAAGTGCAAGTGCAATGTTTGAATTGGCTCTTTTAAGTTCTTTTTCAAGTCCTACAACTTTCTGCATTAATTCTTCATTTGTTACGTTTGTTTTTACTTCTTTGTTTTCCATGTTTGTTTCTCCTTATTTCTTTATTAATATGTTCCAAGGCTTTCGCCTAATAGGGAAGAATGGAATCGAACCAATGACCACTGGTTTATAAGACCAATGCGCTACCACTGCGCCACTTCCCCATAACTGCCCTAACTGGAATCGAACCAGTATTACAAGAGTCAAATTCTTGTGTGCTACCTTTACACCATAGGGCAATGTTGTGGCTTTCATCTGCCAGTGTTTGATTACTCACCACAACTGGAAAGGGATTTTGTTGTGTGTTTTAATGACTTTAACCACCTGTCAATGTTTATATTTAAAACCCTTTTTCTTTCATTTCACTTTCAAGATTAAGTAACTCATTCCACAATTCCTTCTCCTTAATCTGTGATATTTCATTTGCCGGATGTTGTTTTAAAAAATCATTCTCTCTTCCCCATTTATTCAATAATGCTTCATGTGCTAATTCATATAATCTTTCTTCTTTCATTGTTCTCTGCTCCTTCTCACTTGTTCTTTGTTTTCTTGTTTGTAATTATATATTAACATAATTACTTGTATTTGTCAACAATTATTTTACTCTTCTACTCTTAATGTAAAACCTTCCTTCAAAATGTTTTTGTGTTCTTTATGAAACTCATTCCACTCCATTTCATCAAATAATGTTTCTGTTCCGAACTTCTCATTTCTTAAAATATAATATTTTTCCATTTTTCTTACCTCACTTTTGTTTTCTTTGTTTCTTTCTGATTATATATTAACATAATGTTCTTTTCTTGTCAATACTTTTTTTTTGCGTTTTAATACTCAGTTATATTCTTCCACTACCTCTAACTTCTTCAAATCATCAATAAGCCACGGTTCTTCATCTGACCATTTGACCATTGGAAAATCTATATTTAATTGTTTACTCAAAAGTAGACAATTACCACGGGTACACTTCCAATATGTCTTTCCTTTTATTGGTTTTGCTTCATATGCAAACAAATTACCATCTTCATTTCTTGCAATGTATTTCAAATTGCTCCTGAAATAATCAAGAATTACAATATCTCTCTTACTTATCACTGACTTTTCTATGTACTCTGATTCTGCCCATTTTTTTACCTGTTCCCTGCAATTATGTGAACAATTAAATAAACACTCAGAACAATCTAAACATCGACAATATGTCAATTTATTATTTTTTACGGCAATGCTATCTCCACTACAAGCAATATCCACAATCTCTTTTGCATATTTTTCTTTGTTCTTCATATTCTTTTTATTCTCCTATTCGTTTTAGAAATAAATATATATGTCATCTTCATACGCTATTATTTCATCTATTTTATTTATATCGTAACTCTTCAATTCCTTAACTGTCATTTCATCTGCACCGTGTTCAGTTCTATCTCCATCAACGATAATAACATTTTCATAGTCATTACCAAACAATTTTTTGATTAAGTCCATTAAATCATTAATTATCATGTTTTCTTATCCTCAAATTGTTTTATTTATGACATTTCTTGCAGATATTCGGTGTATCTGCTGTTACATCTGTTTGCATTAAGTCTAATGCTTTGTTACCCGGAAATGCGTACATACAAGATGAACAATCACATCCTCCTATGTAACATTCATTCTCCTTTACTTCTGAACAAAGTTTATATTTTTTCATTTCCTGTCTTGTCATTGTTTTGTTCTCCTTTTCTTCACTTTTTGTTATCTCTTGTTTACAATACTAATTATATATTATATGACTGATTTTGTCAACACTTTTTTTACTTTTTTAAAATCCAAACTGTTCTCTTACTGTCATTGCATATTTAAGACCTAATGCTGAATGTGCGTGGATTTTATTTTCTTTGTCGATACTTGCAAAGAATACATCGTTGAAATTCTTCTTTGTAATTTTCATCTTTCCATCTTCATTTACTGTTACTTTAAAATTTTTATTTTCATATGTTTTCATTTTGTTTTACTCCTTCTTTGTTTGTTTATTTATTTGTTATCTCTTAACTTGTTTTTATTATACTACATTGTTCTATATAAGTCAACACATTTATGAAACTTTTTTAAAACCATGTTTTCTTAAATATTTGAAGTATTCATTTCCATCTTCTTTGTTTGTTGATGTGAACATATTATTCCATACATCACAGTTATTATCAACAACATGTTTTGTTCCAACTCCTTGTTCATATACATTCATTATTACTACCTTTGTTTGTTTTCCATCTCTTAATGTTCCAAAGAATACGTCCACTCTATATTCTTCATTTTCATAGTTCCATTCTTTTTGTAGTTTTGTTACATTATCTAACTGCACATGACTCCATCCTCTTTTTGTTAAAGCTATAATATCCTTCATCATTGTTTTCTCCTTCCTTAACTGTGTTCCTTTGTTCTTTATGTTTATATTATAACACATGTTCTTTTATAATGCAAG